GAGATGGCAGAACTTAGTAAAATATGTGGGCTTGAGTGTTGGTGGGCTTATAAAAACAAAGCTTACCTAGCTTATTACAAATAACGTTTAAACACTATGAAAACAACACAACCAAAGAAAAGAGGACGACCATTAGGAAGTAAAAACAAGTTTAAAAGTAATGAGTTCGCTAAGAAGTATAAGGGAGAGCTAAACGACAAAGGAACGGCAAGAGACAAAGCAACATTCTTTTCAGATGAGTTCTATGCAGCAGCAGAAGAAGTAAAATCCTGGAACCGCTCCCCAATCTCCCAAACAACCAACCTCACCTATCTCTTCCTAGCCTTCATCATAGGTTTCTCAGTGTGTGCGGTAGTGGTGACACCATTAGTAATTAACTCTATATAAGTATGAAACTAGAACAACAAGTAGTAAGCCTAGAGCTTGCACAAAAACTAAAGGAGTTGGGAGTGAAGCAGGAGAGTTTTCTTTATTGGACGGAAAGATGGATGCCCCATCAAAAAGAACCGTATGTACTTGATATGAACATTCACGGTAAACAATACTCCGCCTTCACAGTTGCAGAGCTTGGGGAGATGTTGCCAAAAGGATGTTTCACCACAAAAACAGAAAGTGACGAGTTTCCTTGGAGGTGTGAGTACAAAGGCGGTTATGGAGTTATAGCTTCTGGGGCAGACACCGAAGCAGACGCACGAGCTAAGATGCTTGTGTACTTATTGGAGAACAACTTAATCAACTAACCCATTACCAACAAGGGGGATAATAAGAAATATATGATAATTAAAATAGACCAAAAGGAATTAAAAGACATTCTTGATAAACATTTTGGGGGTGTAGATACTCATTACGATATTGAAGTTGAGGAAAGTAACTATGCACTTGCAACAAGATATGGTAGGAGACTTGGAGAATTTGAAATAGCACCAGAAGTAGAAAAACATTGTCTTCGAGCAATCTTTGAAAAGATGAGCGTATTTGTATCAGTAAGTGAAATTAAAAATGAGGCTACCCCATCCCTCAATAATTAACAAACAAAATGAAAGAACTAAAAAAGTACGAGTTTAAAACAGCAATACTATCTCACTACAAAGATGACTTTGCAAAAAAGATGAACGATGCTTGTTTTAGATATCAAATACATGTTTTTGACATAAAGCCTGATATAGAAATTGATAAATTAGAAATTAATTATGAAGTATCGTATGACACCAAAAGCACTAAGTAGGGCATCGATAGCACTAGCAATATGTGGAATAGTTTTTGGGTTACTAGGAATTTATATTAAATAAGGAGAACAACTATGAAAACACTAAGTAGAGAGATAAAGTTTCGAGCGTTTGACAAAAAAGATAATAAAATGTCAGATAATTTTGAACTACATGAAAGACAAATAATGTGTGGCGAAGAGTACATGGCAGACACATACGACATTGATTGTGGTGATTTTGAAGTTATGCAATACACAGGACTCCACGATAAAAATGGAAAAGAGATATATGAGGGGGATATTATTACTTGTGAAGGTGGTTATGAAGGAGAAGATTGTGAGCAACCAAGTAAAGTTTATTTTTGTAGTGAAAGTTTACAGTGGAGAGTAGCTTGTTTGTGTGGGTGTCAAAGTTATGAATTAAGTGATTATGACTATGCCAGTGTTATCGGTAACATTTATCAAAATCCTGAACTCTTACCAAATAACAAATAAAGTTATGGAAAATGAAAAACCTAAACTAACAGTGGAAGAATTATTTGAAGAACTATATTATCAAGGTGGACAGAGTACAGCAATTCAAAAAAAGATTATTGCAAGTGTAAAGGTGGATGTAGCACAAGAAGAAATAGAAATTAAAGACCACATGTTCCAATATGCTTGTGAACCATACTTTACAAAAATCATAGAAGATACAGGGCTTATAACCTGCACAAAAGCAAATAAACTATGGGAGAACTATTATTCTGATTGTCTATCACGACTTAAAAGAGAAGAAAAACCACAAATGTGTATATGGAAAGATTGTAATTCTACAACTGATTACTCTAGTGTAGAAAAAGAAATAGACTACAGAGATGATTACGAAATAAATGGTGGAGAGTATTACAAAGTACAAAAAATTAAAACAAAAGTCGTATGACACCAAAAGCACTAAGTAGGGAGATAAAGTTTCGAGCGTTCTATAAAGAAGAAAATTGTATGTTTTATTCTTGTGAAGTTTTAGAATGGGTTATTTGGGAATTTTCCTGTGGTGAAATTAAAGTAGTCGTGCAAGAATTGGGGACTGAAGAAAAAGAATGGAACGTAAAAGATGTGCCCATAATGCAATACACAGGACTCACAGATAAGAACGGAAAGGAGATATATGAGGGAGATGTAGTGACTATTCCTCAAGATATGGCGGAGGCATTTGGTATTAAAGAGAAAAAAGGGGCTGTATATTTCACTCGTGGGTGTTTTTATGCTGCTGAAGACTCGTCCGCTTCTATGACAAATCTTGCCTTATACACAGGTGAATACACAGGTAAAGTCATCGGCAACATCTACGAAAACCCTGAATTATTAACTAAGGAGAATAAATAACATGAAAAAACTAAAAAAAGAAAAACCACCACACGTAGGAGCATTTATTCTTGCCTGTATTTTGTTTTTTGTAGGGCTACCATTTTTACTTTACTTTTTCTGGGGGTTCCTCTTATGGTTATGCCACGACCCATTTAACATTATTAACTTGTAACCCCTCCTCACAGAAATAACTATGAGATTTTATAGAAGTATGATACCTACCTCTCCCGAAAACTTCTTACCTTGTACTTGTAGCCAGTGTGTATGCTTTTACAGGGCTTTTGGGAAGGTAAAACCTGGGGATAACTACCCTAGATTCTTTTAATATAGGCATATACTAGAGATATGAAAGGCCCATACATGCAAGTTCTAGCAGTACTATCAGCAGACCCTCAGTCTCGTAATAGTGACTCTAGACTCATCTGTACTCTATGGAAGTCCTACAATCCTGACCAAGTGACAAATTTTGGCCAAGGTGACATGGTAAAGCTAGAAGACATTATCTATAACTTACCTAAGTTCTCAAGCGTGGAACGAGCTAGACGGGTCATACAAAACGACCTAGCGCTCTACCCGCCCACTAACCCTAACGTAGCTAAGAAACGAAGAATAAAGGAAGAATACTATCGGGAAGCAATGAAACACGACGTAAGTTACGCAGATGCTAAGAAGATATTAGAGATATATTTAAAAAACGATAAAAAAACTGTATGAAAGTAAAACTAGTAGATAAATATGGGTTTTCTAAAATAACAGAAATAGACAAAAAAGTTAAAGTCATAAGCTATGCAACACTTCTCTTTGGTTTTGTTGACTTTACGTTATACGACGTACCAAAACGAGGCTTACCAGTGTTTAAACAGTCTAGCGACTTAGAATAAAAAAAGAGAGGTCTCCCTCTCTTCCCAGGGCAAGCCCTGTACAAACTACGTAGTGTTATATAACACCATAATACTACCACATAGTAAATGGTGAAACAAGAGAACCTCTTTGTTTATGGTATACTTTTAACATATGGCAAAAGGAAACAACTCACAACGTAAAGAAAAAAAGAAGTTACCAAAGTGTAAAAAGTAACCACTAAGGTGGCTATATACTTTATATATACCAAATAACAAAAAATACAATGTACAGAGTATATAATACTGGGATGGATAATCTCAAAGCGACAATGAAGAATTCTGGCGACAGAATCATGACATCTGGTACAGAAAACCAGTTCAAGATTCCAAGCACAGAAGGAATGACAAAAGATAAGTGCTAACCTATGCCTTTTTATATAATAAGAATAGGTGATTATTTTAAAATAGGTAAAACAAAGAATATAAAAAATAGACTTAAGACTTATTCAAGCTACCCACCATTTGAGCACGAAGTAATTTTATCTGAAGAAGTTGTTGGCTATTCTTGGTACGAAAGGTATATGCAAACATATTTTATAAAACACCAAGTAAAAGGAGAGTGGTTTTTATATGATGAATCTCTCGGAGATTTAAAAGAAAAGTCATATAAAGTGTTTAATGTACTAGATAAGATAACTAAAGATATAATAAAAGAACATGAGTAGACCGACAATATATTCAGAAGAAATCTTAGAAAAAACAAAACAGTATATAGAAGACTGTAATTCTGACTATGTAACAGTTAAAAGACCTTACATAGATAACGAAGGTAAGGAGAAAGAAAAAGTAGAAATAAAGTATGAAGTTAATCTACCAACCATTGAAGGATTAGCTTATGAGCTAGGAATACATAAGGACACAGTTTATGCTTGGCGTAAAGAAAAAGAAGAGTTTTCCTACCTTATAGAGCGACTTTTATCAAAACAAGCAAAACAGCTAGTAAATAAAGGACTTTCAGGTGATTATAATTCAACAATTGCAAAAGTTATACTTACAAAACATGGTTATAGAGAAGGAACAGATGTAACAACGAATGATAAGGATTTAAACTTAATAAATCCAGAAAGTAAAGAAGTAGTAGAGAACGCTTTTAAAGAAATCTAATGGAAGAACTAAAGAAAATAGTACTAAACGGAACTGACGCAGAACGTAAGTACATATTCTCATTCACTAAAGAGGATAAGCTAGAACATATCTATGCTAAGTTCCAACTGTTTACACGCTACTTCTACCCTAAGTTCTTCAAGAATAAAGATGCACCTTTTCATAAAGAGATGGTTTTGTACTTTGTCCAGCTCTACTGTGGCAACTTACACGGCAACGAGTTCCTAGACATAGGGTTTAGAGGCTGCTCTAAGTCAACTTTTGCTAAGTTGTTTGTAGTATTTGTTCTGGCTAACGACAAGAATCATTCCAGACGTTATTTAAAGGTTCTGTCAGGAGACCTACAGAACTCTAAGCAGATGGTAACTGATATATATAACATGCTAATAGGAGCTAGGGTACAAGCCATCTACCCAGAACTATTTAAGGAAAGCGACAAGAAAAGACAGGAGACTATGGACATTATAGACTTTGCTACGGGTGTCAAAGTAACCGCGGGTACAGTAGGTCAGAACCAAAGAGGCAACGTACAAGGAGATGAGGAAGCTACTAGACCAGATTTTATTATATTTGATGACATCGAAACCAGAGATTCACTAAGAAGTGCAGTGAAAACTAGAGCAATATGGGACAAAATGCAAGAAGCAATAGATGGCCTAGACCCTAATGGTATAACTCTCTACTTAGCTAACTATATTTCAGAACGTGGCAACGTACAAAGGCTAGTAGAACGTGTAAAGCACAAGATGATTATTCCTATTGTAGACAAAGAAGGGAACCCAACATGGCCTGTACGCTATTCGACAGAACAAATAGCTATAATTAAGGAAAAAGCTGACGACTTTGAGGGTGAGTACCTTTGCTCTCCGTCCGCTGGTAAAGACGTTCTATTCTCACGTGAAGAAATAGACAAACAGGTGGCTGTAGAGCCAATAGAAACAGTCAAAGGGCTAAAGATATTTAAGAACGTCCCTATTTCTCATAGGGTAGCTGGTGGGGCTGACGTTGCAGGCGGTGTTGGTCTAGACTCTTCTACCTCTGTGTGGATAGATTTTGATGTAGTGCCTTTTCAAGTAGTAGGGACATACTACAACAACGAGATAAAGCCTAAAGAATTTGGTTATGAGTTAGCTAGGCAGGGCAGAACGTTTAACGAGTGCCTCATTGCGGTAGAAAATAACAAGTTCGAAGATTCTATCGGCCAGCTAAGGGACATTTACCCAATGTCTCGTATCTACCAGACTCAAAAGGATGATAGGAATATAGCGTACAGGTCTGCTACGACCTTCGGGTGGAATACTAACAGTGCAACTAAGACAAAGATGTTTAACGACCTTGTAGAAGCAGTAGAGAAGGGATGGCTAAATCTAAACGACGAAGACCTAATCAGAGAAGCAAGAAGCTACACACGTAACGACATCATGGATAAAGACGCTGATGTTAGGCTAGTTACTCGTCACTTTGACCTTCTAACAGCGTGTGCTATCGCTTACCAAATGAAAGACTTTGCAGTAAGAGGAAGCCAGCCAAAAGAAACCAACCCGATAGATGAGTTATTTGAGAGAAACAACCGAAACCTCTTTGAAATAGACACGTCAATGGAATAGCCATTTTTACAGACTTATACTAGGAGAATGACTAATGACATACTCGGTTTAATTAATAAAACAGTCGAAGAGTTTGACACTAAGACTATTGCTGTCATCCCTGACTACCAAGATAAGAGTGATAACATCCGTTATCTACAGGAACAGACTGGAGGCTATCAGTTCTCTCAGAGACAAATGCTGACGGACATTGACTTGGCTTACAACTCACAATTTAAAACAGGAAAGTACGACAGAGAAGGAAAGCGTAAGTTGTTCCTCAATATCATGCGGTTTTATGTCAACGTAGCTGTAAAAAACACTGACGTAGACACAAAGAACTTCATACTACGGCCTACAGATAACTCTACAGAAAACCAGTGGGCTGTGTGGTTTTTCCACCGACAGTTTAAGAACTGGGTTAAAGATAGTGGGTTCTCAAAGGTTATCAATGACCTAAACTTTGATTTTAACAAGTGCGGGACCTGCGTTCTTAAAAGAGTAAAAGACGACATTATCCGTGTTCCGCTCAGAACTCTCAGAAACGACCAGTCGGCAGTAAGTCTTAGAGACGGCATAGAAGGAGGAACCCCGTTAGTGCAGGAACATAATTTCTCTTACTTCCAGATGAGTAAATTTGGCTGGGAACTACCTGACGAGTTCACAGGAAAAAGAAAAGTCCTCGAGTCCTACGTGTACATGTACCCAGAAGACTTGGCTAAACTCCAGAACAAGCCAGAGCCAAAGGAAAAAGAAACGGCTAAAGATGTAGAAGAAAAACAAATCCTATGTGTTGTCATTTACATGCCAACTGGACAGGACGACAAAGATAGGAGAAAGAAGTATACCGATAAGGTTCTTTTTGCAGAACAAGTAGACGATATTCCTTACCAGGAGTGCCACTCAGAAAAGCAGGATGGCCGATGGCTTGGTATAGGTAACTGTGAGAAGCAGATTGAAAACCAAATCGCCAGAAACTCTACTGTTAACCTCCGCCAACGTTCAATGCTCTGGTCATCTAAGCAGATATTCCAGTCACAAGGAGACGCAGTACAGAAGAACCTAGTCAAGAACGTACAGGACGGAGAAGTGTTACAGGTTGGAGTAAATGGGCTTATTCAAAAGATTGACACCTCGACTCGTTCACTCAATGACTACACTCAAGACGAGCAGGTGTGGGAGGAAAACTCACAGAAGCAAGCCTTTGCCTTTGAAAGTGCCACAGGTGAATCATTCTCTAGTGGAACGCCATTTAGACTAGGGGCTATGTTGTCTAACTCTGTAATGGGGTACTTTGACATGCAAAAGGAAATCTTTGCACTCTTCCTACGTGACTCTTTCTACAAGGAAATCCTCCCTATCTTCAAAAAACGAGCCAAGGACGACATTATTCTTATCGGCCAGACTGAGGAAGGCTACAACAAGCTAAAGGAAATGTTTACGGACTTCAACGCCAACCAGAAGTACGTGGACATGATGACTTCTCCTAACGTATTTAGTATGGATGTAGTCCCTACAATAGAGGAAGTAAAGGCAGAAGTAGAAGCTGGGCTTATCAAATCACCTTACCTATCAGTAGAAATACCAAAAGAAGTTTACAAAAATGCAAAGTATAATGTAGACTTAGACATAACAGGAGAAAGCGAAGAACCAGCTGATAAGGAGACACTAACAACGCTCTACACCACTCTTTCTCAAAAGGGAGACCCAAGAGCGGAGAAAGTCCTTGAAGTTCTATTGGCCTCTATGGGAAAAAACCTATCGGCAATAGCAGGGGCTACACAAACAGTGAACCCAGTAGCTCAAACAAGCCAGAATAACCCTGATTTACAGGGGCTAGTACCACAAAATGCAACTAACGCCTAAACAAACAGAAGTAATAAACCGTTTAGCCAACGACTCTGACGGGGATACGCTGTGCTCATTCTTCAAAGATTTAGCAAAAGAGTACTCTAGTATTTCTTCTATCCCAAAAGATTCAACTAACTTGGCGGTAGAAGTAGGTAGCCGCCAGCTTTTATGCTCTATACTAGAGAGCGAGGTTATTAGCCGCTTTTCTAAGAAGACTGAAAAAAAAGAAATCTTAGAAGAGTTTGAATAAAATGATTACAAAATTAATTAAACAATTTATGGCAAAAAAGAAAGTAGTAGAAGAAGTTGAAGGCGTGTTAGAAAGTGAGGTGGTAAACGACTATACAAACGAGTTCCGTGTGTACACAGAAGGAACAGAGTTTAAGTCTTTTGGCACAGTAGAAGAGGCTCAGGCTGAGGTAGAGGCTAACGGAGGTTCAATCTCTGTGGCATCTGTTAAGTAATGAGACCAATCTCCGAACTACCTGACATAATAAAAGACAAGTGGGGCACACCTTACGGGGTGTGTTTTACGTATGGTGCTGTGTATAACTCAGCCTTGCGAGACATCACAAGTTGACATATACTTTTTGTGTGATACCCCCACAAGCTGAGAAACTTATCAAAATTGGCTACCTAAAGTGGAAAACTCCTACTGATATCTCCAGAGGTATCAAGATTCTTTTAGAAATAGAAATTAAGCCTTTAGACGTTCACAATTTTATACAAGGCCACGAAAAAAACTGGGCTAATTCTAAGGTCTACTGTAAACGCTGCAACGTAGACATTAAAGTGCACCCAAGATGTCCATTTTGCACTAAGCTAGTACATGGGGACGAAGTGTGCTGCCTACCCATTTATAGGCGTTTATAATAAAGAGACAAGTTATCCTTCTTTGTAAAAAAGGTTTATTCTTTATCCTCCGCTAGTAGCGTAACTAGTAAACACCCATTATGCCAAATGATGAGACAACAGTTGAGAATCTTGAAAATCTCACAACAGAGGAACTTGAGCAATTAGACCAAGAGACTCCAAATCCTACAGAAGCAAAGGACGAAGTAGCAGAACTCAAAAAGAGGAACGCAATACTTCAAAGATTGCTTAGTAAGAAAAATAAACCTACTAACACTAACTTAACAACACCTGATTTATCCAAGGATATTCAAGAGATTAAGTTTGCTCGTAAGATTGATACGTTTGCAGAAGAAAACGGCCTTTCAAGAGTACAGGCAGAGCGAGTTCTTAAAATCGAACCTAACGCTACTGCTGAAACTCTTAAAGACCCTTTCATAGCAGAAGGGATTAAGGCTCTAGCCCGAAAGGAACGTGTAGAAAATGCTACACCTGGAGCTTCTAATCAAGTATCAGTAAACGGTAAGTCTTTTAAAGAGATGACGCCACAAGAACGAGCAGCTAATTTCGTTAAATTCACTGGAGCAGGTAACTAAAACCTATGGCTAACTACGCCTTCGCCAACCTTCCTGGAGTAATCCCAGAAATTTGGTCTAACATTATCAACGAGGCCCTATGGCCACAGTTCGTACTACAAAACTTCGTAACTAACCTTTCAGAGTATGTAGTTGAACAAGGACGTATCGTTCACGTTCCAAACGCTTATACTAACGTATTTACAGCGTCTACCCAGACTTCTGGTGCAGATATCTACTCATCAGCTCAAGTAGTAGCAACTGTTGACCTTACAATCACTGTATCGTCACACCGCTACGTAGCTTGGGTTATCGGTGACCTAGAACTTAACCAGTTGGCTACTAAGTACCAGCTTAACGAAGTATATGCTCGTGAAGCAGCAGGAATCCTTCTTCAAACTCTTGAAGACTCACTCTTCGCTCTCTACGCGTCTCTTACTCCTACAGCTATCGGTACTGGAGTTGCAGCTATCGACGACCTTTCAGTTCGTCAGGCTATCCGTACACTTGCAGCAGCTAACTTTGACCTCACAGACTGTGCGTTCTTCTTTAGCCCACAAGTTTACTACGACCAGCTTATTGGTCTCTCAAAGATTTCTCCAAACTATGCTTCAAATATGAACACCATGGCTACGGGAACTCTTTACGGTGGACCAGAGAATGCTCAGTCACGCGCTGTTGGTATCCTTTACGGACAGCCAGTGTTCATCTCATCTCGTGTTCCAACTGTAACTACAACTACTCGTAACCTCTTCATCCACAAGCGTGCGTTCGCGTTCGCAGTACAGGGTGGTAATGCAGGTACAGGTATTCGTGTTCAGATGTCAAATGAACTTCGCCTCCTCGGTCTTCTAGCAGTAGTAGATATCCGTTTCGGTACAGGTATCCTACGTGCTGATGCTGGTGTCGTGATGAACGTCCTGACTGCTGGAACGGTTGCTTAACAAAAACAACTGGTACAGTAAACAAGAGCATAACCCACTTAAAACGTGGGTTTTCTTGTGTTTAAATAACTGTCATGGTATAATACATCTTATGCAAGAACAATTATTCAGTTGTAAAGACTGCAAACAAATTTTACCAAGTAGTAAATTTTACAAAGCAAGTACATATGCAAGGGGGTATGACTATTCATGTAAAGAATGTATAAAAGAAAGGAAAAATGCATGGAATAGGAAATCATGGGATATAAATAAAGATAAATACAATAAAAATAGGAAAGAATATTTTAGACTAAATCCAGAAAAACAAAGAGCTAATAATTTAAAATCAACCTATGGAATTACCCTTGAGCAGTATGATGAGATGTATAAAAAACAAGGGGGTATTTGTTCTATATGTGGTTGGGTTCCAACTAATGTTGGTAGATTTGGAAAGTTATGCGTAGACCACTGTCATTCGACAAACAAATTAAGAGGACTACTTTGTCACCAATGTAACTTAATGATTGGCATCGCAAAAGATAAACAAGATATTTTGCTAAAGGGGATAGAATATCTAAAGTCGCATGCTACACTCTAACTACTCGAAAGAGTTTGTTTGCTTGTGTCTTTTTCTAATTGAAGAACACAAGCTACAATTAGAAAATAAACCTTTATGAAGTACTTATACCTATTTAAAAATAAAAGCGGTGTAATAAATGTAACTACTGAGGAGACTGCGTACGTTCTTATTTACGAAACAGAAGAAAGTAAACGTCAGGAGTTCCTTGGAAGGGTAAAAGCCGACCAACACAGAACGTTACAACCAGCTTCAATACGTGCGTCAAGGGAGTATAGACAAGCCCTAACCTCGGGCAATATGGAACTTGCCAGAGCTATCGAGGACAGTAATATAACAGGGCAAGTATCTGATGTCGAAGCAGATTATTATACTAAAGTGTCAGAGTTTGAGAAGAAACTAGAAACTGAGATGCTGGAAAAACTAGTTGCTATGGCAGAAATGGTTAAACCAGACGAGTCTAGTAACGTAAGTGTCCCTTACGGAGACAGAAGCTCTACACTTAGCCTATTAAAGCAGATGAAGTAATGAAAAAAACAACAAAAGCAAAACTAGAAGCTCTACATGAGCACCCAGAGTACCTAGAAATTAAAAAAGACCTCATTATAATGGTCAGTAAAACTGCTAACATGAAACTTTTTTACGAAAAAGTATTAGCAGACCCAGAAGCCTCAGAAAGAGCTAAGAAGCTTGCCCAAACAGAGCTAGACCTTAGAGGTTATGGGAAACTAGAAAAAGATTTTGACCCAGAAGTAGCTAAAAAGCTAGATGACTGGATGGAGAGTAAAATCCTAGAGATGGTTAGAGCGGGAGAACTTCCTAAATCTAACTTCTTAGGTCTTATTAAAAAACACAAACAACTAACTAAAAAAGAACATGAACTTACAAGAAGTAGCACAGGAGATGATAGCGAAGTCGGAGAAGGACCTAGCGCAGAATAAGATAGCGGAACAGTTTGCAAAATGGCAAGTTGACCGAGAGGAGGATGAAACAAAGAAAAAAGAAAAGACTGAGGAATGCGCAAAGCTTACTGCTCAAGTAGAACTAATCGAAATGAGTATTGCAAAGTTTAAAGACTTTCTTCCAGAGTTAAAGTAACAAGATACCGCCTTCGGGCGGTTTTCTTATACCATTTTACGTCCTTTATACTGTACTAATGATATACAACGGCGATGTAAATGGACAAGATTTATGCACATTGTGTGACGATATGGTAAATACCACCGTTACTCTTTACCCTTTAACAGAAAAGACACGAGCTGCTAACAAAACCAACCGAATGGTTTGGACTTGGATATTTGATGCTTACGGAGGGTGGCAGTATGACGACAGTAACAACACTACAGACTTCCCTATCGGCCTAGCTGCTCTTAACTTAGGACAAGCAGACTACGACCTACCTTCTACAGCTATTACTGTACGAGATGTTGAAATACTGCCTTCTGCTACTTCAACTGTATACCAAAAGCTTATCGAAATCACTCAAGAGAACATAACAGAGCTTGGGCTAAGTGAAGCTTCAATCTTCACATCTACGGGAGTGCCTCGTTACTACCGCCCTATTGCTGGGTCTATAAAACTATACCCTGCGCCAAACTACGCTGTGTCAAACGGGCTTAGACTTACTTTTGATAGAGGGAGCATCGCGTTTGCTCCTACTTCTACAACCCAGCAACCAGGTTTTGCTCCTGAGTTCCACGAAGTAATTGCAGTTGGGATGGCTCTTGAGTACGCTCGAAGAAATGCCCTATCGGCAATTCAAGTGATACAAGCTGACATGAATAGCTTCCAGCAAAGAATAAAAGCGTACTACAACGCTCGTTTTCAAGAGAAGTTCCCAGGAAGAATTAATGTTTTTGACGCCACTTCTGAATACCTATAATTATGACTACCACTTGGAACAATGTACCTAAAAGAAGCTCGTCCAACTCCACTGGACGGTTGTACGACGTGAGCGGGCTGCTATACAACGTAAGCGGAACGCTTTACCAGGGTTCTTACGACTCTACAGCGTGGACTCTTATTAATAAATCATCATAAAACAATGGCCACAAATTTTCCTACGAGCTTAGACTCGTTCACAAACCCAACACCAGTATCAGATACAAATACTGTATCTCACGCTGGGCAGCACCAAAACCACAACGACTCCATAACGGCTCTTGAAGTTAAAGTTGGTGTCACTGGTTCAGCTGTAAACACAACACTAGACTATAAAACCGCAGAAATAACTGGCGGTGATAGAGGAGTCGGTAAAACAGCAACTCAAGTGATGACCAATAAGACGCTTTCTACAGGTACTAAAATCCTCATAGGAAGTGATGCGACTGGCGACACATACTATAACGGTGGTTCTGGTACAGTAACACGCCTCCCTATAGGCTCTACAGGTCAAATTTTGACTGTAGCAGGTGGTATACCTACCTGGTCGTCCTTCTCTGCAACTAATGCTAACTACGCAGCAGACTCAGGAGTAGCCAACGCTTACGTCGTTACACTTAACCCTGCTCTTTCTGCTTACACAGCGGGAGTTTTAGTACAGTTCAAAGCTACTAACGCAAACACAACAACATCTACTGTAAACGTAAACGGGCTAGGAGTTAAAACTATCAAGAAACTCGGTGGCGCAACTGACCTAGCAAGTGGAGACATCGCAGCAGGAATGATTGTAGAACTTGAGTACGATGGCACTAACTTCTTAATGTTAAATCCAGTAGCAAATGCCCCTCTTTCTCCTACGGGAGACGGTTCTGGGCTTACTAATCTACCACAGGGAAAGTTAAACCTAGTCACTACGGACGTTACTTATTCTTCTTCGACAGCGGAAAACACACTGCTATCATACTCAGTTCCAGGAGGAACGCTAAGTACAAATAATGCAATTAGAGTCACAATGCATGTTGCTGGGCTTGGTGTGACTGGTTCAAACACTTGGACTCTCAGACTAAAGTATGGGGCCACAACATTAGCGTCTAAAGTTTTTACTAACATTAGTGCAAATAATACGTTCGTGGGCAAGATGGAGTTCTTTCTAGCTGGAGCGGGGACTACGAGTTCTCAAAACGGCACATACGCCCTTAACCTCGGCTTCGCCAACTATGTAGGCTCCTCTGGGTTGCAAGCGACAATGGTCACAGAATCCTCCCAAGGGACATCAGCAATCGACTCAACAACAGCGCAGACTCTTGCAATTACTTCACAACATAGTAATAGTTCCGCTAATGACAACATAACAATTTCTATAATCTTAACAGAGATAATAAGGTAATGGAAAATACTAACGTACAAAAACAAGTAGACGACCTAGAAACAGCGGTAAAACAGCTCAAACGTGCGTCTATTCAGATAGACATGGACCCTACCACTGCGCTGTATCTAAACCAAGTAGTAACGTCTCAAGTGAATGCAGTTGTAGCTTTACTACCAACTCAGACTTACTCAGGGTCTTTACCAAGCGGAGTGGCCCCTACAGGTTCAGTATGGTTTTATGATACAGGTTCTTTAGCGACAAGAGAAATATATGTGTATTCAGGTTCTGGGTGGGTACAATTTAAGTAAATATGAAAACAGGAACTATAACTATAAACAATTTAGCAGGCGGGTGGATAAATGATTTCAATAAAGGTTCTTATTCATCTCCACAAACTAAAGCAAATACGTATTACTTAGGTCTTGCCAACTTTAATAAGCCTTCTTTTTTAGGCCAGGTTTCTAACTCTTTTAAGGAAAACCCGACCTTAATGGGGTCTACATCACTTCCACTTAACGCAACTATCGGTAGCAATAACTATGTTTACTCGATACTTACTAACGGACTAATTAAAGAGTTTAACGCTACAACAACATGGAATAGTAGCTCAGTAGACTATACAGCTCCAGCGGGGTGCCTTTCGGATTCTTATAAAGATATATGGAAACACGTTTCTCCTACTGGCGTAGAGTCTGTTATGTTTACTTACCAGACAGCAGGGTCTGTTTACCTTGGATATGCTTCTGTTGGAGCCATAGCTACCAGAAATGATACTTACGGGACTCTTTCAACAAGAAACGTCCCCCATGTTGGGTGTGTGTCAGTAGCTAACCAGTCTTTTATTACTGATGGTCAATACCTTCAAAGATACGACCCAAATTCCGCTACACCTTTAGCTACAAGAATAAACATGGGAGCTGGGTGGACACTTGTATCAGTTGCTGATTATGGAAACTATGTAGCCTCTGTTGGAAACAACGGGACTTCTTCGAGAATGTGGCTCTGTAACAGCACAGACACCCTGCCTACTTACCAGTACGATATTAGAGACTCAAACGTTACAGCAATAGTAAACGAAGGGGGGACTCTACGTGTCTTCACTACAGGGAAAAATGGAACTACAAAGATTAAGTCTTTTGACGGTAATGGATTTAGTGAAGAAGCTGACTGGGAATGCCCTACGTCACTTTGTGCTTCCCCAACGCATGCAATGGTAGACGTGTGGCTTAACCAAATAGTATGGAGAACACCAGACGGTTACATCTGGACTTATGGTTCTTCTCGAAAGAACGAGATACCTAGCGGAGCACATAGAGTGGCCCTGCTAACTACCGATACTACTTCTTTAGGATTCGTTAAAAACCTGTACCAGAACCAGCTTTACATAGGAATAACTA